TCAAAAAAAATTAGTTGATAAAGTCAAATCTAATTTTTGGGTGCCAAAATCTCCTGACGATTATGAAAATTTAAAACCTGTTATGGTACTTTCAAATGGTCCTGATGCTGAGCGTTGGAATGCCATTCGTACCTTTTCTTCCACGATGAAGAATAACAGTAATATTGGTCGCAATCTATTTTATGTTCTAACAGATGATGTTACCGGCAAATACCTTGGTGTTATATGTATCTCATCAGATTTCTTAGACCTTACTCCAAGAGATAACGCAATCGGATGGTCGAGAGATGTTAAGACACAACAACACATGATTAATCATACAGCAATTGGATCCACCATCGTTCCGTTACAACCACTAGGTTATAATTACATGGGTGGTAAGTTACTTGCTTTGATGTGTTTATCAGATAAAGTCCAATCCGATTGGAAAAGACAATATGGTGATACATTGGTCGGAGTTACTACCACCAGCCTGTATGGAAAAACTAAAGCAGGTGGGTTATCACAATACGATGGACTTGAACATTGGAATCCGATGGGATTCTCCTCTGGCTCAGTTGCCTTTGAACCATCAAGAGCAACCAAAAAATTGGTGTTTGATTGGATTAAAGAGAATCACACTAGAAAATACTTCGAGTGGTGGGAAGCAAAGAATCAACAAGGACTACCTCTTAAAAGAGACCATAAGAATAGGTCATTAAACTTTGCCTATTCTCAGTTGAAGATTCCAAAAGAATTGATTCGTACCGAACACCAGCGTGGAATTTATTTTTCTCCGTTATATAATAATACAAACGAATTCCTCCGTAAAGAAATTACGGATGAATCATTGGTAAAGTCTTTTGATACTAGTGAAGAAGCATTGGCAAACATTTGGAAAACTCGTTACGCAAAACCAAGAATTAGGCAATTACAGAAGAAGAATACGGTATCTTATGATTCTTTATTCTATGATGATTTAATCTATTTGACTTGGGAAGAAACCAAGGCAAAATATCTTCCACAAGTTGGCAGATAATCAAGTATACCATGTATATGCTTGACATTCATACATATATAATGTTATGATGGTTGTACTCGTTGAATTGCGAGATTTTTTTAAACTATGAATAGGAGTTTTATTATGGCTAAGTTATCAGCTAAAGAGCGTATGTTAGTTGCTCTCAAAAAGACAGAAGGTTACAACACTTTCACCGTTAAACAAGCACAAAAGCGTTTTGGAGTTACCAACGTATCTGCTCGCATTGAAGAACTTCGTAAAGAAGGTCATTGCATTTATACAAACACTCGTAAGTTATCTGATGGTCGTAAAATTAATTACTACCGTTTAGGTACACCAACTAAAGCAATGGTACAAGCAGCTTTATCTGCTGGTTATCGTTTTACTGCTTAATTGACGTAACGTATAGGGGTTCGCTGTGAAGCGATACCCCTTTTTATTTTTTTATTATTGGGCCAAATATGGAAATTCAAATTTCAAAAGAAGATTTACAAAAGAAAAGTATATTCGTGGCAACTCCCATGTATGGTGGACAAAATCACGGTTTATACATGAAGGCTTGCTTAGATTTACAAGGTCTTTGTATGCAATACGGTATTGCCGTAAAATTCTCATTTCTCTTTAATGAGTCCCTAATTACACGAGCAAGAAATTATCTTGTTGACGAATTCTTAAGGTCTGATTGCACACATTTATTGTTCATTGATTCAGACATCAATTTTAATCCACAAGATGTTCTTGCTTTACTTGCTTTAGATAAAGACGTTATTGGCGGTCCTTATCCTAAGAAAGCCATTAAATGGAAATCAGTTAAGACTGCCGTTACAAAGAATCCAGCAATTGAACCACAAATGTTAGAAAGAGTTACTGGTGATTATGTGTTTAATCCTGTTAAAGGTACTGCACAGTTCTCAGTTACAGAACCATTAGAAGTTATGGAAATTGGTACTGGTTTTATGATGGTCAATCGTGAAGTATTCCCTAAGTTTGCTGCACAGTATCCTGAACTTAAATACAAGCCAGACCATGTAGGTCAAGCACACTTTGACGGTTCACGTTACATTCATGCTTACTTTGATACAGTTATTGATAAAGTATCAGAGCGTTATTTGTCAGAAGATTATATGTTCTGTCAATGGTGGAGAAACATGGGTGGTCAAATCTGGTTGTGTCCTTGGATGAAAACAGAACATATCGGAACATATCACTTCAAAGGAGATATGCCTGCTGTTGCTAACTTTGTTGGTGAAATGTAATGAGTAAAGTTGGACCTTGTTCTGCTCATGCTTTTGAAGATGACGATACAAAATCTTTTGTTGATATTGTAAAGAAATCTCAAACAGCAACAACAGGTGGTCGTAAGTTTGATGGTAATAAATTACAATACGGCTTAGTTCCACCAAACGCATTGATGGCAACAGTAGAGATACTGACCTTTGGTGCAGAGAAGTATGAACCAGATAATTGGAAAAAAGTACCAGATTCTAAGCGTAGATACTTTGATGCCGCACAACGACATTTATGGGCTTGGAAATCTGGTGAACAAAATGACAAAGAAACTGGAAAGAATCATTTAGCACACGCACTGTGCTGCTTGATGTTTTTGTATGAACATGATACAATAGATTTTTTTAATAATGGAGATGTGAATGAAACTATCAAATGAAACCTTAAATGTGTTGAAGAACTTTTCAACGATTAATCAAGGCCTTGAATTCAAACAAGGTAAAAAATTGAAAACTGTTTCTACAAGCAAAGCATTAATGGCAGAGGCAAATCTACCTGATGATTTTCCCGAAACATTTTGTGTATATGACTTGAATCAATTCTTGTCTGTCAATTCTTTGTTCAAAGATAAACCAGAACTAAGTTTTGATGATGCCAATATTACATTTCAAAGTGGTCGTAACAAAATCAAATATCGTAAATGTGCCGATACAATGATTGTAAAAGCACCTGATAGAGATATTACATTAGGTTCTATTGACGTATCTTTTACATTATCAGCTGAAGATTATAATTTAGTGATGGATACTGCTAAAGTATTATCGTCACCACATATCGCTGTTCAAACTAATACAGACGGAAATGTTGAGATTGTAACTTTTGATGCTTCTAATGATTCTGCTCACGAAAATTCTGTCAGAATTGATACTAAAGAATCCAATGGTAATTATAAGATTGTTTTCAATACAGAAAACTTTAAGATGATTCCTGGTAGTTATGATGTATCTATTTCATTTAAGGGCGTAGCTCATTTCAAGAACACCAAAGATGATATTCAATATTGGATGGCATTTGAGGCTAAACACACAAAGATTGGATAATTATGTTATTATATTTTACTGATGCAAGTACAAAATTACCTGTGGCAATTAATCCACAACACGTTGCTTGTGTATTTACAACAAAAGACGCAGATGATGAAGTTGTAACAATCATTAATTTAGTTAATGGTAATGTTGCTGTTTCTGAATCTCAAACAGAAGTTATTGGTCGTATTCAAAGTGAATTAAAATAAATGGTAAATTTATTTTAATGTGCTAAAAATTAGTATAAATAAAAATGTTACATTGTGTAACGGTTCAAAAAAAACGATAGTGACCCTATTAGTTGTTTGAATTTAATTCATTAAAGGACTGACCGTCCAAATAAAGGAAAATATCATGTTCAAATCATATTTGTTTAATTCAACAGACACACTTCAAGTAATTATTAGTGATGCTTCTAAATTAGAACATCCAGAATATCCAGACCTGGTCAACAATGAATATTTGTTTAATTCTTATTATTCAAATAAAAGAGTTGATGTAACACAAACTTGGCCTGACGATAGTGATTACAGTTTTTATCCACATATCAATGATATTGTTGATGATATTATAAAAAATCCAACAAAATATAAAGATATTACTGTTCGAGTGGATAGTGAACAAATCTATTCTTCAGCTAAACAAAGAGGAGGTTTCGACCGTCCATTAGATTTGTTAACAAATGGCGGTTACGAAAAGGCAACGGAATCATTACGCATTAAAGATAGTTTAGGTCAAGAAAGAGGATTTATTTCCGCTGATTGTCCTACTATGAATGGTTTTGTTCGTTGGACATATAATGAAGAAGGTGTTGTTATTGGTATTACAATCGTAAAGAATATGGGTAATCATCGTTTTATTTTGAAGAAACGTGCAGCTGGAGGAAATCGTGTTGAAGTATTAATTAAATTACATTTCCATCCCGTAGAACCAAAACAATCACTTCAAGAAATGATTTGCCGTGAAAGTGATTCGCACCACACAGACGCTAACAACCAACGTGGACAAACAGAAGAACAGAAAGCATATTCTGGTTTTAAATCTGGTAGAAAAGAGTATATTGAATTGGTTAACTTCTTAAACGAAGTTCAAGTAGATTATGCGGATATTTTGAAACAAGAAAAATTACTTTTACAAGAAAAAACTCCAACAATTACAAATATTGGCCAATTGAACGGCGGAATTAATTCTGGTATTTTTAAAAAATTGGGTGTTGATAACGTAAGATGGGCTTTTAAAACAGCAAGAGAAATTGCATTACACGAAACACAAGAACTTTCTCAATTATCGATATCACATTCATCTATTATGTGTTTTACAAACTTATATTATTATTTTACTGAGTCATTTCAAAATCAAGCTGATCCATTGTTTTCTAAACATGAATTACATAATTTCTTAATTGCAAAGTTTACTACGTCACATGATTGGGAAGACCCTATGAAATTAATTAATCTGAATCAGACTGGTGGACAAAAAGATTATAACGTAATCAATGCTATTAATTTTATTAAAAGTTTGCGTAATTATTACCAAAAGAAGAAAACAACAAAGAATGGTGATCCTAGAAAATATGCGTTTGGGTTTGAAAAACCAGCAGTAAAGGCGTTTTTCAATTCAATACCAGATTCACTATCAAGAAAGTTTGCAATTTCTGAATCAGGTATTGTTTAATTTGGAATAGAACACAGCTTGAAGCTGTGTTCTTATATTATTATGAATTATATTATGGGAGTTTTGAATGAATCATTTATTATGGGTCGAAAAGTATCGCCCTCAAAAAGTAGAAGATTGCATCTTACCTGATGCAATTAAAACCACATTTCAAGAGTATGTCAATAGAAAAGAGATTCCGAATCTACTTCTCTCTGGTTCAGCAGGTGTCGGCAAAACAACTATTGCAAAAGCATTATGTGAAGAAGTTGGTTGCGACTATCTTGTTATTAATGGTTCTGATGAATCAGGTATTGATGTGCTTCGTACTAAGATTAAACAGTATGCTAGTTCGGTTTCTCTTACGGGTGGCCGAAAAGTAATCATCATAGATGAAGCAGACTATCTGAATCCTAATTCAACGCAACCTGCAATGCGTGGTGCAATCGAGGAGTTCTCCTCAAACTGTTCATTTATCTTTACTTGTAATTTTAAAAATCGTATTATTGACCCGATACATTCTCGGTGTTCTGTAATTGACTTTAAGATTAATGGCAATAAAGCAAAGATGGCTGCTCAATTCTTTAAACGTGTTGAGTGGATTCTTGAACAAGAAAATGTACAATATGATAAACAAGTAGTTGCAGCCGTAATTACTAAACACTTTCCCGACAATAGGAGAATTTTAAATGAACTTCAGAGGTACTCCGTATCTGGTGTTATTGACAAAGGTATCCTTTCTAATGTTACTGACGTACAACTTGATGCTTTGGTACAAGGGTTAAAAGATAAAGACTTTGGTTCTGTTCGAAAATGGACTACCAATAATTTAGACAATGACCCAACAAAAATCTATCGTAAGTTATATGACACACTATATGAACAGTTAAAACCTAATTCAGTTCCACAGTTAGTCCTTCATCTTGCCAAGTATCAATATCAAGCCGCTTTTGTTGCTGACCATGAGATTAATATGGTAGCTTGTCTGACAGAAATAATGGTGGATTGTGAGTTCAAATAATGCCAGATTTATTCAAAGAGATTATACCATCAATCTTACAAACTAAAAAAAATGTAATAAATGATGACATAGACGCTAAAGATTATACACCTTTTGTCGTTAACAGAGCTCTCTCGTATCACCTTGATTGTATTTTGTATTCCAACGAAATGAATCTTTATCCGGGTTTGGATAAAGATGTTCAATATCAGTATCTTCTAAATAGTATTAGACCTATGAAACGGAAATTCCAACCGTGGCAGAAATCATCGGTCGATAAGGATTTAGAGTGTATTAAGGAGTATTTTGGTTATTCTAATGAGAAAGCCAAAGAAGCACTTCGTATTCTAAATGATGAACAAATCGCTGAAATAAAAGCAAAAACAAATAAAGGCGGAGTGAACAAATCATGATTTCAATTACAGATTTGGTTGAAGTTACATTAAAAGAAAAAGATGACTTTTTAAAAGTTCGTGAAACTTTAACTCGAATCGGTGTTGCTTCCAAAAAAGATAGAATATTATACCAGTCTTGTCACATATTACACAAGCAAGGCCATTACTACATTGTCCACTTCAAAGAGTTATTCGCTTTAGATGGTAAACAAACAGATTTATCCGAAAATGATTTGTCCCGTAGAAATGCCATTGCTAAGTTACTCCAAGATTGGGGTTTAGTTAAAGTGGTGAATGTAAGACAGATTGAGGAACCACCACCAATCTTCTTATCACAGATTAAGATATTATCCCATAAAGAAAAAGATGATTGGGAATTAGTGGCAAAATATAGTATTGGCACCAAGAAAAATAATTATTACTGATATAAATAATAGTGTGATGCCTTCGGGGTCACACTTTTTATAAACCTCGCTTGAATTTAAGGAGAAAATCTATGACAAGCACACTCACCCTATTCCCACAATGGGATAAAATCCACAAATCTTTTGACCCTTTCACCATCGGTTTTGATGAAGTGATTGATAAAATTCAATCTATGCATACCGAAATGGCCAAGGCAACACCTGGTTATCCTCCATACAATATCAAACAAGTAAAAGAAAACAAGTATGTTATTGAAATGGCAGTTGCTGGTTTTGCTAAGTCTGATATTGAAGTTACTTTACAAGGTGACAAATTGGTTATCAAAGGAGTATCAAAAGATAATGAAACAGACGGTTCATACATTTTCAAAGGTATTGCTGGCCGTAACTTTGAACGTACATTTACATTGGCTGATTCGGTAGAAATTAAAGATGCCGAATTAATGAATGGTATGTTAAGAGTTTGGTTGGAAAACATGATTAAAGCACAGGATATGGTAAAAAAGATTACCGTAAAAGCCAAAGATGAATAGTTGGTGACCTGTATCTGGTAAATAACCGAAAAGAGGGCTTGACAGTCCTCTTTTTTTATGTTATAATGGTACTTTATAATGATGAAAGTGATAATATTATGAGTAATAAACTTGAAATGATGTTCACGCCTTCAAAAAGAAAATTTGAAGGTTCCAAGGAAGATATTGAAATAACAAAAGTTTTTCTTGTTAAAAAACAATGGGGTAATAAAGGATGTCCATTTTATCTTGAATGGCCTTATCTTACAATTCCCGATATGTTAAAAGATAAACTAACTAGACATTATCTACAGATAAAATCCTAAATAGTCATGTGTGAGTAAGAACGGTATCATGCCAATTATTGGGTCAATTTTCTAAGGAGAGACCTAAATGAAGTTAAGTATAGTTGGTTGTCCCGATAAAGAGCGATTCCGTCCTTATGTCAAAAGGGCTATTTTATTCTATGCGCAAGAATTACTTACCGCAAAAATGTTGGAAAATATCTGTATCAAAGTTATCTTTAATAAAAAGATTGATGATGTATATGGTTATGCTTCCGTTGAAGAAAGAACAGATTTAGGTAAAGCCAGAAACTTTTTGATTGAAATGAATCCTAAGATTGGCGGAAGAAATATTCTTAAATCTTTAGGTCATGAGATGGTTCATATTAAACAATACGCTTATAGTGAAACGAATGACAACCTGACCCGTTGGAAAGGTGCTCATGTGGCAGAAGATTTGGATTATTGGAGTCAACCTTGGGAAATAGAAGCATACGGAATGGAAGGTGGTTTATTTCGTAAATTCGTAGTTCAAGAAAAATTATGGGAAGTATTTGAAGGCATTTGTAATCCTGATGACCCAATAGAGGAAGAACCTATTGGTTGGAAACAATATCAATAAATGTTGTAGGAATACAACATATCTGTAGTAAAAAAACAACAGTAGTAAAATAATGATTGACTTATTCGGTGGTTCATGTATAATGGTTGTATATTAAGTAATAACTGTTCTTTAAAGAAAATAATTTGTAAGGTGTTCGACAAGCGGCCAAAGTCATCACCCTTTCACGGTGACATTCAGGGGTTCGAATCCCCTACACCTTATAAATTATTTTTACCATATTAAAATACATTAGGTTACCAATTTCAGTAGGAACCTTAGGAGAGTATAATCTGTGGCCGCACAGACTCTCGCTAAGTTTCATGAAGCCTTCCGATGGTGCTGAAAGTAACTTGGATTGTAATGTGATTATTTTCTAATCGGCAGACGATGCCGTGAGAATTGATGATAATCATCCTAGTGTATTTTAATATGGTTTGTTAGATTAGTTGGTTAAATCGCCTCCCTGTCACGGAGGAGACCATCGGTTCAAGTCCGATACAGACCGCCAGTTGTCATAAGTTGCCGAGCTTTAAATCGGGGGTTATCTTGCTCTGCTTACGCAAGTGGGTTGTCACATTACCCTTATTAATTGACAATGTTTGCCATTACATATCGGAAATATGGCTAACGATGAATTCCAATCGGGGGCTTCTATGACAGGAAGTAGCCCGTCCTAATTCGGAAACAGGAGGCCTTGTGTCTGTCAAGCTCACGACCTGTTAAAATAAATGTGAGTGGGAGTTTGTTGGTTCTCCTTCAGTAGAAGCAAAATCAACACCAATTTTTTAAGGAGAGTAAGATGAAAAAGAAAGATTCTACTCCCAAAGAACGAAACTATCTTGTCAAATTGGCATTGTTTCGTAAAGCGGGTAGTCATAAAAAAAGTAACAAAGCTTTAAGACGTAAAGAGAAATCTAAAAAATTGTATCCTATTATGTGCATTAATTTGAGTTATTGTATATAATAGGATACAATTTAATGGTGAAGTTAGTGTATCGGTTAGCACCACGGTTTGTGAAGCCGTTAGCATGGGTTCAAATCCCATACATCACCCCAAGTTTGCCCCATTAGTAAAATGGATGATTACGCAGTGCTACGAACGCTGAGGTGGTGGTTCAATTCCATCATGGGGTACCAGTTTTATGCAACGGTGGCAGAGTGGTCAAATGCAACGGATTGCAAATCCGTTTATAATCGTCAGTTCGAATCTGACCCGTTGTTCCAAAGTATACCAAAAAGTCGCTTGACTTTTGATATATATAATGTTATACTAGTATCTACTGTTGAGAAACAGCAAGTTGTGACCGTCATAGAACCAGTTCTAGTGGTATGATGACCCCGTAAACGGTAAGCGGGATTTTTAAAG